TTAGATCCTTGGAGGTGTTACACCAATTTGTCCCATATATTTACCAGCTCTATCTTTGTAAGAAGTAGCGCATTCTTCATCACTTTCAAAGAAAAGCACCTGGGCCACGCCTTCATTAGCATAAATTTTTGCCGGTAATGGCGTAGTATTGGAAAATTCCAGAGTTACACAGCCTTCCCATTCTGGTTCAAATGGCGTGACATTAACGATAATACCGCAACGTGCATAAGTGGATTTACCCAGACAAACAGTCAGAACATTGCGCGGGATACGGAAATATTCCACAGTACGTGCCAAAGCAAACGAATTAGGCGGAATGATACAAAAGTCGTCTTCAACAGTTACAAAATTACGCGTATCAAAATTTTTCGGGTCTACAATAGTACTGTTGATATTAGTAAATACGTTGAATTCGCGTGCACAGCGAATATCGTAACCATAGCTGGAAGTACCATACGATATAATTTTTTTACCGTTTAGCTGTTTAATCTGATTAGGTTCAAACGGTTCAATCATGCCGTGCTCTTCACTCATACGGCGTATCCATTTGTCTGGCTTAATACTCATTTAATATCCTTTAAATTAAAAAGCCAGCGGTTAGCTAGCTCTGAATATCTGGGCATAAAAATCGTTATCAGTAGATAAACACTTGAAGGCAATATTACCGCCAATATTTCCACCATTAATTAGTGTAGCTTTATCGGCTTTGGCATTTTGACTGATGTAACCGCCATCGTTATATAACTCATCGGCATCAACATTACCGTAGATTCGGCCACCATCAAGATTAACAACTTTAGCTTTAGTATCCCCTGAAATGATAGCATTACCACGCATGTCAATACGATTAGCTTTAATTCGTGCGTGAATATATGCATCTCCACTAATATCAATCTCACCAGCATTTACACGGCTTTTATCCGAGTAGACCTCCCCATATCTGTTGACTGTTAATTTCCCATCTACCTCAAGACTTCCTTTGATGTAAATAAATCCTTGAATAGAAATATCGCCTTTAATATGGACATCATTGGGGTAGAAAAGATTGCCTATTAAATTATTAAGCTCTAAAGGTGGATAAATGGGAGGTAAGCAATCTACTAACCATAATCCAAAATCTATATAATCTAACTCTTCGCATCGCTTTAGTACCTCTAAAGCTTCTCCGCCATTAGGGAAATGCTGTTCAAAAGCTTAAAACCCAGCTTCACAAGCTTTCATTTTTTTAAGCCATTCTTGAGTAATTATAAGCTCTTCTTTTTTGGCTTCCATTTTTATTCTCCAATAAAAAAGCTACTATTTAGTAGCTAGTTTCAATTTAATATTTAGCGTTGAAGTTAATCATCATAAGGTATGTAAACGTCTATTTTATCTTGAGTCTTTTTAACTCTGATAGGTTGTGAATAAAACTCATGCGGAATGTGCTTCCATCGTGAAAAACGCCAAGCTACTTCATAATATAAATCTTCACCCACTTCTAGAATAGAGACGGTAATAGTGTGATAGGTATAATTTTCATGAATTTCTTGCTTACTAACTTCCTTAAAATTTTCAAGTAAAAAGATAATTTCTGATCTCGTTAAGTCTTCCTCATTAATTAATTTCTCTACAATACGCTCTTTTCTATTATCAATAGCCATCTTTGAATTCTCCTTTTAAATTAAATAAAATCATGCCATGTTATTTTTTTATTCCTCTTATACAAGAGAAAACAAAAGAGAGGAATCATAAAAAAAGGAAATAACAAGAATAAAATCAGAATGAAAAACAATATGGAAGATGGGAATCTTTCTTGGAGGAATTTATCTATATCTTGAATACTTTCACATAAACCGTTTAATATTCCCATAAATAGTACTAAAGGAATTCCTATTAAAAAATACAGCCAACCTATGATCTAGAAAACTAGTAAAAATAGGAAATTAGTCAAAATATTTCTCCAAAATAAAAGCCACTATTTAGTTAGTGGCTTGAAAGTAGAATTTTTATCAAGTTAGAACGGAATATCGTCATCAATATCATCTATTTGTGGGGTTGTTGGTGTTTGTTGTGGTGGTTGCCGGCGTGGTGCTGGCGGTGGGTTTGATGTAGGCGGTGCAGCGTAATTATTACCAGAATCAAAACCATCATTACGATCACCCAGCATTCTCATTTCATTGCCGATAATATTGTATGCGGTGCGTTCGATACCATCTTTACCGGTATATTTACGGCTCTGAATTTTGCCCTCAATAAACACCTGGCTACCTTTTCTCAGGTACTGGTTAGCTATTTCTCCTAGTTTGCCGTACAGGGATACGTTATGCCACTCTGTACGTGTCTGGCGTTCTCCATTACGGTCACGCCACTGCTCATCAGTAGCTAGCGAGAAATTCGTTATGGCGTCGCCATTGGGCATATATCGTGTTTCAGGGTCGCGCCCAAGGCGACCAACTAGAATTACTTTATTAACAGACATAATGAAATCCTTTTATGCGACCTGTTTTAGCAGCAAGTCATAATATTCCTGGCAAATTTCGACTTTTTCTTTAATTTTTTCGATTATTTTTTCATCTCTTGTTACCGTAACCGTTGTTAACCTCTTAGCGATAGGAATATCTTCAACCGCATCAATCAACATGGCCGGATTATCGTAAGTGCCCAGCAGATTTTCAGGGCAGGGGAATAGCCAAAAATCTATATCAGCTTTATCACAATCAAATAGCCACATATAACCCTGCATCTGATAGATATATCCTGCTTTTTCTGCCTTTTTTTGCGCCTCTTCAATAAAAAACGGGTGAGTGCCTATATCCCAAGAACATTTTGTATCAATAATAAAACGTTCTTTAGGGTCATAAATATCACATTCACCTGTGATCCAGTCATTTTCTAAGCGCGTCTCATAAAAAACCAGCTATTTAGCTGGGCGGGAATGTCAACAATCATCACCTAAAATCATTTAAGCTCTGCATCACCTTTCATGCGTTCGCTATCACTCATGCGCGCATATGTATCCGCTAACCGTTTTACTTCCAGATCTGCCTGGTATTCTTTCTGCTGCATTTGCCTAGCCGTATAACTGCGCTGCATCTCTAATTGCTCCTTATCAGACAAAGCAGGGGACACTGAAAGAGCAGCAGACATTAAAAAAACTGCAATAAATGCAGTTATAGAATTTTTAATCATGTACAATTCCCTCGTTGTTGCTGTTACATGGGTTAATTTATCGTGTTGGAATATCGCCTCTATAGCTAAGAAAAAAGCCAGCTATTAGCTGGCTTATGTTGCTTACTTTATTACTTATTCATATGCTGTGATAACTGAATCAATCGTCATCACTATCTGTATAAATTGTTATCTTTTTCCGATCTGCCTTTATTTTCGCGATTACGTTATCTATAGATCTAGTTAGCTCTTCTCTTTCAAAACTATTTTTAGGAGCAGGTCTTCGCCAAGTAAGTGATCTAAGCTCTTCTAAATAAGTGTCTGTAGTTTTCACTACCTTAATCAACTCGGCAGGATCAGCATTTAAACAGCCTACTCTATATGAAAAACTATCAGCATATTCAAGCATTATATCATTTGATCTTTTATTTGAAATTACAATGGCTTTTTTAGATTTTAATCTATATACAAATTTTTTTATACCGGTATAACCACCATCAAGAGTTTTCCCTTCCACTTCACCGCAAACATATATATGTTCTTTGTAGTGGGTATTTACAGACATTTCAACATGATAAAACTCAGCTGAATCAAGATTTTTCAATGTATTTCTAACCGCCTCTTTTGCTTCCGCGATGAGTTTAGAGTACATGAAGTAAGCTGCTGTACCGGTAATCAGTGCAATTACAACAACCAAAATCAGATACAGTTTTTTATTACCCTGTTTTGTCTTTGCTGGTGGCTGTGGTTTTGCTTTTTCTACTGATTCAGGCTCAGGTGGAGTTAAAAGCTCTGGATATTCTGCAAATAAACGAGCATTGTATTGTTTGCGCGCCTCTACATCTAAAAGATTTAGTTTGCATAGTTTTAAATCCTCTAAAGTAATTGTCTGTTGCTGCGCCGCTTGCTTCATTGCCTTGGCAATGTCTAAGCGTGATGCTGTCGGCTTTATATTTAAAAGTGCATATAAATTTTTAATGTCCATTATGTTCCCCTTGATACATGTCAAAATGTTAACACAGCACACAGAAAATGTTAAATAATGTTAAATATGTCTACTAATCCACACAAGCACACTTGTTTAAATGTGCTTGGATTGATTAGCCTGAGTTCAAAATTAAAGCCAGCGTTTTGGCTGGCTTTTGATTTAATTAGCATGCGTTAAAATATAATCAGTTACTATTTTTTCTGCCTCTAATGACAGATGGCTTAATAGTTGTCTTACTGTCATATCTTTATGGCAGCCCAATACAAGTGCCTTAACTATTTCATTTGTAAGCTTGTCCGCTTCATCAGAATATTTTGTACTATACAATTCATCAAAAGCTTCCCCTGCGATATCTATCAGTTCATCGTCTTCAAGCTTTTCCAGTATTTCTTGCTTTTTTTCTTCGGCTTCGTCACTTGCTCGTTGTGAATCTTCTTCATGCTGCATCATTTTCAAGTATCCGGCAGGGTCTGGGTTGGTAGTATTTTCATTCCTGTAAACTTGTAACATTTTTCTTACTCCTTTGATTTTTATAAGCTCAAAAACTAAAACGCACTCAATTTACTAATTGAATGCGCTGTGATTTTTGGGCTTGGTTTAGTGGGCAGGTGGTTAAGCACTCACTGCCATTGTGCATATGCTAGAATTGAGTTTCCCAAAACAACCTAGCAAATAGAGGTAGTTATCATGAGTAATGATAAAAGTAATAATAAAGAAAAAGCGGTTTATGATCATGCGTTTAAAACACCAGCGCCCCTTGGGAATAAGCATGTTCCACCACCTCCACAAAATAATTCTGGAAGCGGGGAGAATAGTAAAAAGTAAAGGCAAACTCTGAATTGTTTTAAGTAGAGCATATAAAAACTTAAAGTTCATATTTAAAACCAGCTTTAATGCTGAAAAATATGCATAGTGCAGGTGATTACATACTCTCTGCTGTTATATATATGCTAAAATTTTATTTTACAAAACTAATACTAAGTAAATGTAAATATTATGAGTGAAAATAATAAGATACCTAAATCCAATGAAGAAGCTATTTTTGATCCTACAGCCAATAATTTTGTAAATACTGAAGAGCAGCGTATTTCTTATTCTGCAAATGATAAGTTTGAATCCAGAGTTGAAGAACCAGTTGTAGCATTGCATTATAGTAAGACTTTGGCTCCAGTTAATAAGTCTAAATTTGAAGATAACAATAAAAAATCTGGAGATGGCAATAAAAAATAAGAGTCAAATCAATGGATAATAATGAACAAGCCAGAAACGATTTAAAATTTGAAATTGTTTATTCATTTTGCTATGAGAAATTAATGTATAAATTTCTTGGTAGAATGGACAAACTGGCGTCTTTCATTCTTTTGCTTACAGGGATGTCTGTAATAGCAACCACGTGGAATGAAGTGTTCCTTGGTTCAATAGTAGCCATTGTTACTACTCTTCAGTTGGTTTATTCGCCGGGAACAAAATCACAGACGGCTAAAGGTGTTTATCAAAAATATTATTCTATGAATCTTCATTTCGACGATATGGAAATTGAGGAAATTAAAGAAAAACTCCTTGTTTTGCATGTAAATGAGACAGATGAAATTGGTGTCCTATCTTTTCCGTCTCGTTTAGCTGCTTTAGCAATGTTGGGTTGGACTCCAGAGTATGGCTATTCTGAAGAACCAAGAAAATTAACCAAGCTTGAATATTTCGCTGCATTATTTGCTGGAGAATTACCAGAGTACAGATTTATTGCTAAATAATATTTAGTCGGTTGTAACTTTAAATCACTAAAACTAAACAATAAAGCTAGTTTATCTAAACTGGCTGGTTTTTTCTTTAATTTTTAAACTGTTATATCTGGGAATTTGTCATCCAGATATAAACTACAAAGTTAATATTTAAAGTCGTTCTCCTTTCATAAAGTTCTTTGGATTTTTAGACTTTTCTGTTTGTAAGTCCTACATGAACTTACCAATTTTGTTTCGTCCGCCCGCGAAGGCTTAATGGCTAGCCAGCAAGCTCCTACTTGCCTCAGGCTTTTATATTCCGCTGCCTTGAGCCGATGCGGATAATGCTACGAATAAAAATAATCAACTGAGTTGATTAAATCGTTTTAATAGTTGGAGTATAGAAAAATAAACAAATTATCTATTATTGACGTTATATTCTGATTTTAAACAATAAAAAGTTTAGAAAACTAAATTTAAAAATAAAAATGGTAGTGATATGTAAAAAATATGTAACAATTAGATATTAAATTAATTTATTGACAGAGCTACATGAATAAGAAAATGCATGAAACAGCAGCAAGATTGTATAAAGTCGTGGCGAAAAATAACAATATACACAAGCAAAGTGAATTAGCTCATGTTCTTGGTGTCGTTCAGCAATCAATTGTAAACTGGGAAAAAAGAGGAATCTCAAAACAAGGATTGCTGCTGATTCAGAAAAAATTAAAAATCAATCCAGATTGGTTAGTATCAGGAGTTGGGAATGAATTAATTATCGATAATCCAAACGACGGAATTAATAATCAATCAAATATCGAATTATATGGTGATTTCTTTTTGTATGATGAAAATTCCCTCTTTTCTGGGCATTATGTACTGATACCTTTGTATCATGACACTTATGCACTTGACGCAAAAACAGGTATTTACCGTTATCAATTTAATCAATCTGATTTCAAATTGCCATGTTCCAAAGAATTATTAAAAAAATTTGGCGTCCAAAAAGAGAACGTAGTTTGCATAACAGTTGCCGGCAGCAGTATGGAGCCTGTTTTAAAAGATGGCTCTATTGTAGCTATAGATACATCAAGTAAAATTATTAAGGATGGAAGGATTTATGCGATTAAACAGGGCAGCCTTGTTAGAATCAGAAAATTATATAGAATCGCAAGCGATGTCTTAAAAATTAGTTGTTACAATCAAGAAGATAAAGCATATGCTGATGAGCTAGTAAAAATTGATAAAATAGAGATCATCGGTGTAGCCTTTTGGTGGTCTGTAGTTCAAAGTATTTAAAATTAAATATATAAAGCCGCTAAAAGCGGCTTTTATGCAATATTCATTATTCATTTTAAAATTTATATATCTAGAAAATCCAAGGGCAAAGCTTTCCAAAACTTACCATGGATAACTAACTGGTCTATTTCATTAGGTTTAATGTCAAAATCTGTATCTGAATATAATTTATTATCAGATATTACTTTAATTACACCTGATTTCCCCCTTGCTAATCTTTTGATATATGTATATCCATCAAATGTAATTAAATAAACACCACTATCTTGAAATTTATCTATATCTGTTTTAATTAATGTAATAGATCGCCTTGGTATTGTTGGCTCCATTGAATCGCCATCAGGAGGCATTAGTTGTACTCCTTGTAAATTAGTCGTTCCTAGTAACTCTAAAAGAGCGTCATTAGGAATTTCAATAGTTCTAAGAAGTTCTGGAAATTCAGGAATTATGATTCCTTGACCGCAAGAAGCACTCATATCATATAATTTCAGGGTTGTGGTATTACTATCGGCTGCTTCCAATGGACTATACATTTTATATGAATCAGATAAATTAATAGCATTATCTTTATATTTATTTCCTGTTCCATTTGCTAGCCATTGTGCTGAAAATCGTGTTTTCTTCTCTAATTCTAGTAACGGCTTTTTCCCAAGACCTGTATCACCATTAAACCACTGATGAACTAATCCTTTGCTAACCTTAGCAAAATCTGCAAGCTGTGTTTGGGTTTTTAATCCATACTCCCGCATTAATTCATGAAGACGTTCTTTTAGCTTATTTGTCATAGTATAAATGTCCTTTCATTTGTTTAGTATTCTTAAACTATAAAAAGTATAGTTTACTTTACAATATTTAGTAAACTATACTTTTTATAGTTTAAGAATAGATAGAAAGCTAACAAAATGTATGAAAAGGATAATAGATTCATAGAGATATTAGGTAGCGATACGGCTGTAGCAAAATTATGCTGTATAACCGCAGTGCTGTTTCGCAATGGGAAAAATGAGGTATTCCAAAAGCTCAACTAAATTATTTAAAGACACTGCGAAAAGAAGAATATCTAAATACTTTTATAAGTAAAAATTAAAAGTTTTATTAATAACTTTTTAATTAATAGTGTTTATTTTTTCGGCACTAAAAGAATGTGGTTAGTTATGACTGCAATTAAAACCAAGCACGAGTTTAGGTAATTTAAGAGGGTTAGTAATAAATTCCCAATCAGAACAAATTCTGAAATACCTACAGGCAGGTAACGCTTTAACGCCCTTAGAAGCCTTGCGCAAATTTAATTGCCTGAGACTGGGTGTGCGTATCTACGATTTACGATAGAAAGGATATGTCATTAATTCATTCCTTACAATTCACACAGCTATGCATGCAGCAGAAAGTGTATCAGCATTATTCAACGCAGGAGACAAATACCGTGCAGGGCTTGCGTTTAAAACTGCATATGAGCGCATCGTTAGCGAGAAGAAGGCAAAAGGTATACAGCCAGATTGGTACGTTAGCGCAGGGCTTGATAAAGAACAGTTAGCGCAACTAATCACAGAAGCGGCGGCAACAGGGAAAATTACAAACGATTATGCCTTAGCTTTATTGCCGGCAGGCGAAGAGCGCATGAATATTGAAGCCGGAAATCTTCTAACCGATAAACAAAAAGAAGAGGGCAAAGCCCGGTTAGGAAATCTGCTTAATTTAATAACGCAAAAATGCGCGCTGAATTAACAGGGGATCACATCGTGTCTGAAAATACCTGTATAGCATGCCGATTCTGGACGCTAAGAGAAAAAAATAACAAAGGCGAATATGTCCCCCACGAAATGGCGGCACTTGGATTTGGCATTTGTGCCCATGATGAAAAATGGCGTTATTTCCCCGGTCACAGAGAATGTGCAAACAATAAATTTGAGCCTATAGCCGAAGACCTGAGAATAAAGCGCGAAGAGTGGGAAGCCCGAAACAATAAGCGGAGTAAGTATGTCAGGAGGCAGCATGGATAAGCAGCCGGATGATTATGTTGAATCCCCTTATGAACAATATCACGCATGCAGAGCCTTATGGGGAATGGTCATTATTCAGGCATTGCAGGACGCTACTGAAGCTATAGGCGATTCCAGAGATCTGGATAGGGCAGTCAGGCTGGAAATGGGTTATTTCAGGAGTAGAGGTTTTCAAGAAGTCTGCGCTCTGGCAGAAATCTATATAAGCCCGGATGACATTGAAGCAAAGCTGCGTGGCTTAAGAAACTGGAAAAACAAATACTGGAGAAAAGATGTCAAAAAATTTTTACGCACTGGGAAGATTAAAAACCGGACAAAAAAACAAAACAGAACAGGCATATGAGCTGGAAGTATTAAAGCCGGCCATGCAGGACGGATCAATAAGCTGGTACCGGTTTGAAGGCGTAAAACTCAGGCTGGCAGATAACACTTTTTACACACCGGATTATTGCGTTATGCGCAGTGACGGCACTATGGAAATGCATGAAGTAAAGGGCTTCTGGCAGGATGATGCAAGGGTAAAAATCAAAGTAGCCGCTGATATGTACCCGCTTAAATTTATTGCGGTGAAACGCCGGGCCAAGAAGAACGGCGGAGGCTGGAGCATTGAGGAATTTTAATCATGGAATTAGTAGCAGTTAAGGCAGTTGATAACAGCTTGCGACCAGTTACAGCAATTGATGCCGATAGTCTCAAAGGATTTAAAGTGGGCCAACCGGTAAAGATACAAGTAACAAGACAAAAAGACCGGAGCCTGTCTCATCACCGTTTATTCTTTGGCGGCTTACTGCCTTTTGCTTTTGATTACTGGCAACCGGCAGGCGGAGTTATCAGCCCTAAAGAACGGGATGTTGTGCTGTGGATAGCTAAGAGGCTGGATAAGTTCGCCGGTAATAAAGGCATTATTGTTACAGCCGCAGAGGAAGCACTTAACTTACTGGCTAAAAAGCGCGCCGAAAAACTACCCGTTATAGAAAAAGACATTGATTCATTTCGTCGCTGGCTAACTATCGAAGCCGGATATTTTAATATTTGCGTAACACCGGCTGGCGTAGTGAAAGAACCTAAATCAATCAGTTTTGCCAGTATGGATCAGGACGAGTTTAACGCCTTTTATAAAGCCTGTTTTAACGTTTGCTGGAACATGATTTTATGCAACCGCTTCTCTAGTAAAGATGAAGCGCAGCAGGCTATTGATCAGCTTTTATCTTTAGGGAATTAATCATGAGCAAAATCACCCGATCAGCACAAGGGCAGCAATGTCAAGTACGCATGCCCGGTATTTGTAACGGTAATCCTGAAACAGTGGTTTTCGCTCATTACAGGCTGGCAGGCAGTTGCGGTACCGGAATTAAACCCAGTGATCTATTAGGCGCATACGCATGCAGTGCCTGCCATGATGAGGCGGACAGAAGAACAACGATACTGGATGCAGAAACCGCGAACCTGTACCACGCAGAGGGCGTACTGAGGACGCAACTGCTACTAAACAGCCAGCATTTGATACAAATAGCTTAGGAGCTGAATAATGTATGAATCAATAGATCACATGCTGCGTCAAGTGTTTCATATAATAAACACGCTAATAATAGGTGAAAGTAATATAGCACGTATTGAGGAATGGATTAAAACCAGAGGTGTGGTAGATAGATGTGAATCAGGATTAAGCCAGCATGATTATCATGCTAATAGCGTTATAATTTTAAGTCGGGCAAAATTAATTCTAAATGATGTCGAATGGAGCTTATTAAATGCTCATTATGGAAATGATTTATCTGGCATTGTAGATTTAACTAATTTTATAACTAGTAATACAAGCGGATTAACTATGCTTGAGTGCGATGCATTATTGGAGCACCTTTTTTGCCTAAAGATTTGCATAAACAAAGAAAGATGCGACAAATAGATATCCAAGATAGATTTAATTGGAGTAAAGGTCAATTATTTAGAAAGATGGCTAAAGTTAGAAAACAGGTTAATAGGTTATACAACGACTGTATAACAAAGCTTGAAATCGACATGGAAGAGCTTTTAAGTAAATAAATGTAAATATATTAATTCAAGCCTGATTTTACTTGAAAAAAGCGGGGAAATAATTTATCATTTTGCTATGATTCGGATAAGACTTAAGACTTAAGACTTAAGACTTAAGACTTAAGATAAAGATATATAAACCTTATTCGTGCGATTCAGTATATATATTAACCAGCAAAAAAAAGAGTCAATCCTACGTGTGCGCAGGATTTGTCATTGGAGATAAGTATGTTAGAACATCAAGAAATCAAAGCCGCATTTTGTAAAGGACTGGAATCGTTTTTTCTTAAATATAAAGAGACCAAAGACCTGATTAAAGTGCTGTCTGATTACGTAGACTCATTAGATCACTGTATCAGTAATTATATTTATAAGCCTAAAAATGACGATGATAGCGCAGTTACGGTTAAGCCCGCATGTTCTAATAATAATGACGATATTATAATTCAAGCACATAAGGGTAGCGAATCTGTCACGCTGGCAACAATCAAACGTGATAATACTGGCGCTTTTGCTTTTAAAGAGTTTAAGTGCATTGGCAGCGATGATGGTATCATTGTAAACAACATGGAAGATATTAAAAAAGCATTAGTCAGAATGCTAGAAGAACCAGCACTGATATCAGCTTTATATAGGCTTATTTTTCAATCAGGATGGCCGACATCTAATAACATTAGTGATAGCGAATACGAAGCTATGATCATTAAAGGATTAAAAGCTATAAAAAATCTTTGAAATCAACTATAAAAACTAATTTTGAGATAAAAGAAGCACAAAATCCTATTTTGTAAAGCAACTAAAAAGAGACAAGCCCACGTTTTGCGCGTGGGCTTTTTTATTGGAGATTACCATGGTGGATACCAACAACTCCGCCATGAGCGGATTAACAGAAAAACAGCAGCGTTTTGTTGAAGAGTACCTGATAGATTTCAATGCCACACAGGCTGCAATTAGGGCAGGATACAGTGCCAGAACGGCGAGTGCAGTAGGGCATGAAAACCTCAGAAAACCTGAGATTGTAAAAGCACTGAACGAAGCAAAGCAAAAACGCTGTATGCGTACACAGATTAATGCTGATTATGTTCTGCAGCGTCTGGTTGAGATTGACCAGATGGATGTAGCGGACATTCTCAATGCTGATGGTTCGGTAATGCCGGTTAAGGAATGGCCGGAAGTGTGGAGAAAGACATTAAGCGGCTTTGATGTACTTACCATGATGGATAAAGAAGATGGTCAGAGTATTCTCAAAAAGATTAAATGGCCGGACAAGGTGAAGAATCTTGAATTACTGGGCAAGCATGTAACTGTACAGGCGTTTAATGAAAAGACTTCTGTATCAGGTGAGTTAAAAATAGAAACACGCCCGATCAGTGCGATATTTGAGCAGGCAGATGATTAGTAAACACTTTGCCAAATTTGCCAGACCAGCACGTTACAAAGTTGCATATGGTGGTCGCGGTTCGGGCAAGTCGTGGATGTTTGCAGAGCTGGCAATTGAAATAGCCCGACGTACAACGACGACTATCCCATGTGTACGTGAATTACAGCTATCAATTGCTGATTCAGTACACAAACTACTCTCAAATACTATTTCCCGCCTTGGCTATGATGATGAATTTGAGGTACAGAAATCAACCATTATCCATAGAGGCACAGGTACAAATTTTATCTTTTTCGGGATTAAGAATGACCCGGGCAAGATTAAATCACTTGAGGGTGCCGGCGTATGCTGGATAGAAGAGGCGGAGAGCATCACCCAAGAGATGTGGGATACCTTGATTCCCACAATCCGGACGCCGGGCAGTGAGATATGGGTTTCTTACAATCCTAAGAACATGCTGGACGATACACACCAGCGGTTTGTAATCCGTCCCCCAGATAACGCAATCGTTATTAAAGCCAACTATTACGATAACCCGAACTTCCCCGAAGTGCTGCGCGTTGAGATGGAAGCATGTAAGGAACGGGATTACGAGCTGTACCGGCATATCTGGCTTGGTGAGCCGGTGGCAGACAGTGAGCTGGCCATTATTAAACCGGCATGGATTGAGGCGGCAACAAATGCGCATACCCGTCTGGATTTAACCGCAGCAGGCAAACGTACTGTAGGGTTTGATGTGGCAGACGAGGGTGAGGATGCTAACTCGACTGTTGGTCGGCATGGTTCGATTGTGTTCTGCATGGATGAATGGCGCGGGCAGGATGTCATCTATTCCGCTGATAAAGTCTATCAGGACGCAATGGAGGCCAATATTGATAAGGTTATATTCGATAGTATTGGTGTGGGTGCCGGTGTCAAGGCTCAGTTTGCGCGTAAAAAAGGCCGCATTCAGACAGTAGGATTTAATGCCGGCGGCAAGGTTTATAAGCCTGAAGCGCTGTATATGCCGGCTAAAAAGAACAAAGATATGTTTGCCAATATCAAAGCGCAGGCATGGTGGCATGTGCGTGACCGGTTTTACAAAACGTGGCGTGCAGTTGAGAAAGGCGATAACTACCCTGCGGATGAGCTGATCAGTCTGGATGGAAGTATCAGGGATATTGAATATCTCAAGGCTGAATTAAGCCGGCCGCAGGTAGCGTATGACGATAACGGGCGGGTGCGGGTAGAAAGTAAAAAGGATATGAAAAAGCGCGGCATTCCGTCACCTAACCGTGCTGATGCCTTAATCATGGCTTTTGCTCCGGTATCCGTTGGTTTAAATATCAATCCTAACAGTCTGAATAATTTATGATGAAATTCTGGAAACGCAACAAACTGAAAGAGCGTGAGCTGGCTGCGCAGGAAGAGGCTAACCGGCTTAAAAAGCTTGAGCTGGAAGCCAAGCATAGGCAAAGTCTGGCCAATGAGCGGGCAATTGCCTTTATGCAAGAAATGCAATCAGCGAATACTGCGCCACAAGGCTACCAAATGCCTGATATTCCTGCTGGTGTGGTACCGAAAGGCAGAAAGCCGGCTATTGCTCAGGACAGTCTCACCTCTTCATATGCTTTTGATATTAACGCGCCTCACTTTTACCCTTGCTTTCTCGGGTATCAGGCACTGGCCACCATGTCTCAGTCTACGGATTACCGCTGCGTTTATGAAGCCACAGCGCAGGAAATGACCCGCACATGGGGCGAAGTCAAAGTCGCCAGTGACAGTAATGACAAAGACTCCCGCGACAAAATCAAAAGCATTGAAGCGCGTATGGAAGCACTGGGTATTCGTGAGCTGATGCGCCGCCATATTGAAAATGAAATGATTTTCGGGCGTTCGCAAATATTCATTAATATCAAAGGGCATGAAAACCAAAAAGACATACCACTGCTGATTGATAAGGCGGTACTAGGTAAAGGCTGCCTTAAAGGGCTTAAACTGATTGAGCCGATCTGGACAACACCAAGCTTTTACAACGCCAGTGATGCAACTGCTGCGGATTTCTTTAAACCGTCAAAATGGTTTGTTATGGGCGAAGAGGTACATGCAGACCGTTTGCTAACACTGGTTATGCGTCCGGTGACGGATATGCTTAAGCCTGCATATAACTTTAGTGGTATATCCATGTTGCAGCTTATGCAGCCGTATGTGGAAAGGTGGCAACGCACAGTTGACAGTGTGTCTGAGCTGATTCATTCGTTTTCACTCACCGGCATTAAAACCGATATGAGCAATATTCTGGCCGGCGGTGATGATGGGGTTACTCAGTTATTGCTGCGCTCTAAACTGTTTTCGCAGTTACGCGGCAATCAGAATCTGATGCTGCTGGATAATGATAATGAAGAGTTTTTCCAATTCAACACACCGCTATCCACGCTGGACAACCTGCTGCAGAAATCACAGGAACAAATGGCTGCACCAAGCCGTACGCCGCTAGTTAAATTGCTGGGGATTACGCCAAGCGGATTAAACGCCAGCAGTGATGGTGAGATTCAGGTTTATCACGAGTACATCTCCGGTATGCAGGAAGCGCATTTGCTACCGCAGCTTACTGCCATTATCAAACTAATTCAGCTTGATCTGTTCGGGGAAATAGACCCGCAGATTGTCTTCGTGTTTAAACCGCTGGAGCAGTTGAATAAAGAACAGGAAGCCAACACCGATAAAGTTAAGGCTGAACGAGACAATGCACTGATTAGCGCCGGTGTGCTTTCTCAGGAAGAAGTGCGCACACGTCTGGCTAAAGATGAAAGTGGCGATTACTCAGGTATTGATGTGGAAGACGTACCGGAACAGCCGCAGTGGGATTTTAATCATGGCAATAATCAGGAAGAAGCCGGCGACACTGCCGGCACTATGGCCTAATGCCGGTATAGAAAACAGCTACCGCAAAGCACTTATTAAACTGCTTAATCAGATTTCCGATGAAGTGGACCAGGTACTGGTGACAGAATTTCGGAAACGTGCCGCTCAGGAAAAAGCTCAGATGGCTATGGACGGCATAGTCGACTGGGTTGCCCACATAGTTGATTACCTGGCGTCTGAATGGTCAGACAGGCTGGACAGGCTGGTGCCGGAAATTGCTGAGGCATTTGTCAGCAAAACCGTAACCAACTACGAAAGCCTGTTAAAAACACACATGCGCAAAGCCGGTTTTACTGTCCGGTTTCAGATAACACCATATCAGCGTGAAGCGTTACAAGCGACAATTGAAACTAATGTCGGGGAGATTAAATCCATTGCTTCACAGTATCTGGAGCGGGTACAGAAACAGGTATGGCAGTGTGTTACCAGCGGTTATGACCTTTCAGGACTGGCAACAGAACTTGAAAAAAATTACGACATTAGTAAACGCCGTGCTGAACTGATTGCAAGGGATCAGGGAGCAAAGGCGCATGCAGTCATTGAATGCGCCAAGCGGCAGGAGCTGGGTATCACTAAAGCAATCTGGTTACACTCACATCGCAGCAAAAAGCCACGGCAATCACATTTACAGGCAAACGGTAAAGTATTTGAGGTGAGCAAAGGAATGTATCTGGACGGCGAATGGGTACAGCCGGGCATGCTGATTAATTGCCGCTGCGGCAGTAAAAGCATTATAGACGGGATAGGACAATGACCGAAAAAACTCTGGCCATGGATAAATCCATGCGTTCTTATGACGGTAACGGACATTTACTGGTTGAAAGAACAATTATCAGTAAGGCTGCCGTTAATCCGTATTTCGGGCGGGAAATACCGGATTACGAAAGGCTGCAACTGCAACCGGACAAAATCTATTACCTGCTACGTGACAAGGGAGAGCTTGAAAAAGCTCTCCTTTCTTTTAACGGGGTGCAATTGCTGCTCAGGCATACGCCGGTCAGCGCAGAAGAGCCGCATAACGATATTACGGTAGGAACAGTAATTAACCCGCAGCTAGAGGGTAACGATGTTTATGCCAGCTTGCGTATTTTTGACAAAGAAGCCATTGCACTGATTGAAAACGAAAAGCTTAACGAGTTGTCTGCCGGATATGCCTACACCGCAGATATGACTTCGGGCGAATTTGAGGGACAGAAATATGACGGAATTATGAGGAATATCCACGGCAATCATGTCGCCATGGTTGAACGCGGACGGATAGGAAGAGATGCAGTTATTGCAGATGGTTTACCAATCGGACTTATGGAGAATTCAATGAAGCTGAAACAAGGCGCAGTTAAGGCTGTAGCAGAAGTGCTAAAGCCTCTTATGGGCATGGATGGCGATATTACGCCGGATGTTGTTGAGGGAGTGATTAAAACGGTTGCAGACAATATGCTGGTACCCGCTGCCAGTGACGCAGAAGAGCCGGCAAAAGAAGCGGAAGACGAAGATGAAACAGAAAAAACCGCCGAAGATGAGGAATCTGATAACAAGGAAGAAAAGGCAGAAGACGAAGAGCCGGACGATACAGAAAAATCCAAGCCGGCTATGGATGCCGATTCAATCCGTGCGGCAGCGGTAAAGGATGTTACTGCGCTGTTTGAAGCACGCGAACAGGTCAAGCCGCTGGTTGGTGTCGTGGCTATGGACAGTGCTGAGGCGGTTTATAAATATGCCTTACAGCAAAAAGGCATAAATATTAATGGCGTACACCCTAGCGCATATAAGGCAATGGTTGAAATGCTGATTACAACGGCACCTAAAACTGGCGTGGCGATGGATAGCGCCGTTTTTACCGGTACTGATAAGTACACAGACCGATTCAAATAAAGGATAAACACATGAGTTTTCAGAAGAATTTAAATAATGATTTACCGGTGGGTGTCGAGGGTGATTTTGCTTCGACTAATCCCTATCACACTATGCTAGTCGGAGAGGGCGAAGCCAAAGCTGGCGAAAACGGCGTAACTGTCGGCCGGTTTGCGTGGTTTGATCCAGAAACTGGGACAGCCAGTAATGTTAAATGCGCAAATGGCCTGATTGGTTTTATCCGGCGCGATAACACAGCCATGTTTATCCAGTTTAATCAGGAAGCAAATATGCTGATACCGAAAGGATTCGGCATAACGCTTTACGATGGCGGGGATTTCTGGGCGCGCTTTGCTGCCGGTGCGCAGATCGGACAAAAAGTATTTGCCAGCATTGCGGACGGCAGTGTTATTGCAGCAACAGAAGCACCCGCTGATACAGAAGATACCGGCTTTATCGTCGCGTCGAAAGCTGAGGCTGGTGCACTGGCGAAAATTACTAAATATTAAGGATGAAAATATGCCAAGATTAAATTTTTCTGCACTGAGAGAACGGGCAGGTATTGTATATGCTGCCGGACAAGCACCGGTAGAACTTGATGAACGCAGCAGCATGCGGATTGCACAGGATTCTGAACTGCAAACAATGCCTAATGCCGGGATTCCCTCACTTTTTACTACATATGTAGATCCGCGGGTTATTGAGGTTCTGGTTACACCGATGAACGCAGCCAAGGCGTTTAATGAGCGTAAGCTGGGCTCATGGACGGATGAGACAGTTTCTGTGCCGGTTGTTGAAAATGTCGGCAGTGTAACCACATACGGAGACTTTAACGATAATGCATTAAGTGATGCCAACGTAAACTATCCATACCGGCAGACCTACCATTATCAGACCATTATCCGTATAGGTGAGCGGGAGATGGAGAAAGCAGGCCGTGCACGGCTGGATTGGGCGACACAGAAGCAGACATCTGCGGCATTGGCACTGAATAAGTTTCAGAACAAAAGTTATTTATTCGGTATTGAAGGGTTAGAGATTTTCGGCATGCTCAATGATCCGTCCCTTTTGCCGTCTATAGCCGGTAAACCTTGGGCAAAAATGGATGTTCAGGGTATTTATGATTCAATTCAGCGTCTGTATACGCAACTGGTAAGTCAGACAGGTGGTTTAATTGATGTGGATGCCAGTATGACCATGCTGTTATCTCCAACCATGAATGCGGCAATAACAGCTACTAATATGTATGGCTTAAATGTTAGTGACATGATTAAGAAAAATTTTCCGAATCTGAAAATCGTCACTATTCCTGAATACAAGACAAAAGCCGGCGAAATGGTACAGTTGGTTGTTGATGAATACGAAGCAATACCAACAGTGGAGCTGGGATTTACCGAAAAAATGCGTGTACATGCACTAATCCAGAAACAGTCTGGTTATGAGCAGAAACGGACACAGGGAACTGTGGGTGCCCTGATTTACCGCCCGATGTTCATTGCCAGCATGCTGGCTTCCTGATGTGTTTATTTAAGACAACCGCCCAGGTGGACGGTTTTTTATTTCCGGAGTTTATATGGCAAAAGATACTGTAGTAGTAGGGTGCAAACTACCTAACGGGCTGTTGTTGCAGGTGGGTGAACAGGTACAAAGAATAAACGGATGCAATTCCTCAAGAATTATTTGTGGTTACGGACTTACTTATAATGTTTCCGCCGCTTTCTGGGCAAAATGGCTGGAAGAAAACAAGGATCGTGATCTGGTTAAAAACGGGCTGATTTTTGCTAATGCCAATGTGTCGTCCGCGAAAGACGAAGCCGCTGAAAAAAAAGATAACCAGTCAAACATGGAGCCGGTAGATCCGTCAAAAGAAACCAGTGTTCAGCCGGTAGAAAAATAAGGAGCAGCCATGAGCGGTGTAGTCAGGTTTGATGCTTCCAGATTCAGAAAGTTGTACCCGAAAATTAGCGCAACTGATGATCAGCTTAGTATGTTTTTTATTGAAGCCTGCATGCATTGCAATAACACCGATAAAAGCATTATTAAAAATCCTGATGAGCGTGAATTGCTGCTGTTTCTGCTGGTAGCGCATATTGCCACCTTACAGCAGCGTATCGACAGCGGTAACGAGGCAGTCGGTCGTGTTGCCAGTGCTGCTGAGGGCAGTGTGTCTGTATCACTGGATAACGGCCAGACTACCCAGTCGGAAAAGTGGTACCAGCAGACACCATACGGGGCGCGCTACTGGGCATTGATCAAACAATACCGCTCATTCTTTTATGTGCTCGGCAAGTTTCCCATGCCGGTTAGGCGTTAGTATGAAAAAAACCGGTGATTTATCGGATGCACTGAAAAAATATGCAGCCGGCAAAAACAAAAAGGTGCGGGCAGGTATTTTTGAAGAATCCACCTATGCAAAAGCCGATGGCGAGCCGTTGCCTGTTGTACAGGTGGCGTTCTGGAATGAATACGGCGCACAGATTCAGGTTCCGGAACATCAGATAACCGTTTACCGGCTGGTTAGTGAGAAAACAGGGGATTTCCGGCTTAACGGTCGTTTTGTTAAACAGTCTAAAGCCAATTTTGCCACTACTCATACCGTACCGGCGCACACAATCAACATTCCGGCGCGCTCATTTTTTCGTAAAACAGTACGGACACATAAGGGCGAATGGATTAAGGCTCTACCGAGTTTGGTTAACCAGCATGGCGCGGCTAAAGGGCTGGAACTGGTCGGCGAGGCAATGAAAGGCGATCTGGTTGAATCAATCATGACATGGACAGACCCGCCTAACTCAAAAGCGACTATCGCCAGAAAAGGCATAGACGCTCCATTGCGTGACACTATGCAGATGTCCAGATCTATCGGCGTGGAGGTATCAGATAATGATGAATCTTAGAGGAATGGCTAACAGCATTATTGCTGGTGTTAATCCCAATCAGGAGGCAGTATTAAAAATCAATTCCGGCTCAGCAGTAGATGAATCAGGTGCCGTTGCGCCATGCTTTGAGGAAAAGCCTATAACTATTCAGTTGCAAAGCATTTCCTCCACCGATCTCGAGCACTTTAACCTGATTAACCAGCAAGGGCAGTTTATCTACGCCTATCTAACCGGTCAGATAGCTGCAATCCGCCGCTCACAGGGTAAAGGTGCGGAACGGGTAATTTTTACCGCATACGGCGAAAACGAGACCTCAGAATGGATGGTTAAACAGGTGTTGGAATCCTTTCCGGCATGGTGCAAGGTGCTGCTATGGCGACAGTAACGCATAAACAGGTTTACACAGAAGTCCGCGCATATTTGCTCGGGCTTTTTTTATGCCCGCCTGAATCAGTCATACAGGGTTATCAGAATGATGCACCTTTACCTGATCAGGCAATTGTTATGTCAATTCTGTTTGAGCAGGCATTGGATGTCTCCGCGCATTATTACGAGCCGGCAGACAATCAGACCTTTGTACAGCAGTCAGTTGAGATAACCATGCAGATTGATTTTTATGGTGCTGATTCAGGCGATAAAGCGCGCAAGCTGTGCAATCTCTGGAAAAGCCACTATTCCACAGCGCGGCTTATATCTTGCCAGCCGCTTTACTGCAAAGACCCTGTACAGATGACGTTTATCAATGAGCAGTCACGCTATGAGCAACGCTGGATGGTCGAACTGCTTTTGCAATACAACCCTGAATTTTCGCATGAACAGACTTATCTGGACATGCCGGTTATAACTTTGAAAAACCCATAGGAAATATTATGTTACCTTCAATTCCTGCAAGTAATATTGTTACCGTCAATCCGGCGGTAATCGGTACAGGCGGTGATGCGCTGGACTTAAATACCGTTGTACTGTCAGACAGCAGTGTGTATCCGATAAATCAGTATGCCAGTGCCGCCGATGTAGGCACTGTATACGGTTATAACAGTGAACAGTATAAGTTTGCTCAGTGTTATTTTGATGGTTATGTCGGTTCAACCATCAAGCCCGCAACCCTGTTTATCGCCCGATACAATCAGACAGATATTAGTGCACGGCTGATTGGTGCCAGTGTTAAATCATTGCAGTTAAATGAACTGCAAGCCATCAAAGGGGAAATAACCCTAACCATAGACGGCACGGTAACCACTGGTACAGTCGATTTAAGCAAAGCCAAAAGCTTTAGTGATGCTGCGGTAAAAATCAAAGAGGCTTTAACTAACGATGTTGTCTTTGATACGCAGTTACAGGTATTTATTATCAGTTCGCCGTCTGCCGGTGCTAATTCGGCCATTTCCTTTGCCGGCGGAGCAGCAGCAGAAGCCCTCTGCCTGACTGAAAATACTGGGGCGATTGCTGATAATGCCACTAAGGCAGACAGTCCGGATTCTGTAATGGAGCGTGTATCAGGCTATACCCTGAATTATGCTGTTATTACTACCATTGGCGATGCATTTACTCAGGATGTTCTGAAAGCACTGGCTAAGTGGAACAGCAAACAGAATAGCCGTTACTGGTTTGCTTATTATGCGCAGGAGCCAACCGCTCTGATTGCCAATAACACCAACTGCTTTGCTTCATGGCTGAAAGAAAATGCCATATCCGGAACGACAGCGATTTACGGCACACTGGAACAGGCAGGACTGGCTTGCGGTTATGCCGCCTCCATCAACTTTAGTGAAAAAAACGGTCGCTCGACTATGGAATTCAAGCGGCAAAGTGGTATCGCCGCCTCTGTCACCGCCCTTAAAGATGCCACAGCACTGGAAAGCAACGGCTACGCCTATTATGGCGCGTGGGCAACAGCGAATGAGCGGTTTATCTTTTTCAGAAATACCAGAGTAAGCGGCGATTTTGCCTGGGTGGATACTTACCTGAATCAGGTGTATTTCAACGCTCAGCTGCAACTGGCGTTTATGAATATGCTTATCAGCTATAAAGCTATCCCGTATAACGCTGAGGGTATTGCCATTCACCGCGCAGCCGCACAAGACCCGATTAATGAAATGCTGAATTTTGGCGGCATTCAGCGCGGAGTAAACCTGTCTGAAGCACAGAAATCGCAGATTAATTATGAGGCCGGTTTTGATGCAGCGCGACAGATTGAAACAGCCGGTTACTGCCTGCTGATAAATAAAGCTTCAGCACAGGTACGTGGTCAGCGCGAATCACTGCCGTTAAAGCTCTGGTATGCAGACGGCGGCAGTGTTCATACTGTGAATCTGGCTTCTATCGCTGTGCAATAACACTGAATTCAAATAAGGGAACAACCCTGAAACCACCCTGAAAACCCGTACAAATGTACGGGTTTTTGTTTATTCATTCGGAGTTAAACATGGAATATTTAAATGTTAATTTTTTAGGTTCAGAAATAATGGTTATTAACCATGATGGTGAGCCTTATGTGGCTATGCGTACGGTTGTTGATGGCATGGGATTAGATTGGAAGAGTCAATTTGTAAAGATAAAACAAAGATTTAAATCAACCGTGGTGGAGATCACCACGGTTGCCAATGATGAAAGAAATCGTTCAATGCTTTGCCTTCCATTAAGAAAACTTTTTGGCTGGCTGATGACCATTAACCCAAACAAAGTAGCCTCACATAAAAGGCAAACCATTATCCGCTATCAGAATGAATGTGACGATGCATTATGGCAGTACTGGACTACCGGCATAGCCAATCGTGAAAAAATTTTGCAGGAAATGGAACTGCTAAAAAAGCAGCAGGCTGAATCTGAGGCGCGCGGCAGTGCAGCAGGTAAAGCCTTAAATCAGCGCAAATTAGAAAAACGGCAGCTTGAAATGCAACTGGTTGCAATTAATCAGCTCGACCTTTTTAAACAAACAGCATAAGCACGTTTTGCGTGCGCCCATTTTTGGGCTTACCAAGTCTTATATATACCAGTTACAGCTTTTGAAGCTTTAGGAGATTAAATCATGCCAATGGGACATAACCCGCTAACGATTACATCAGCCAATTCCGTACTTATGGTGCGCTGCGCAGGTGTTTACGATAACTATATTACGATGCAAGGCTTTCAGGCGGATAACGCCTGGGGCTTTGGTGATGCCAATATCTCAGAAACCCGCATGGGTGTGGATGGTAAACAGTCAATAGGCTATACGCCGCATGAAGTGGAATGGATACTGCATCTAGAGGCAAACAGCCCGTCAATTGAGCACATGGAAAATATCCGCAAAGACTTCAATGCCAACATGGAAACACGCCCGATTGATATTGTGGTTGAAATTCCGTCTGTAAAAAAACGCTACAGTGCCACTGGTGCACTGGTTAAATTAACCGGCGGGGCTTCCGGTCAGAAATTACTGGCAGGCAGCCAGTACACATTCAGATTAGTTCTGAATGGCGCAGAGGAGATTAACTGATGGCACGTAAAAAAAGAACAATCAACATAGATACCGGTCGCGATAAAGGTAAAACCTTTCTGATCACCGAAATGCCGATTATACAGGCGGATAAATGGGCGCAGCGTGCCCTGTTTGCCCTTGCCGGAAGCGGCATTGATACAGCGGGTATCAATCCAAACGGCGGCATGCTGGAAATGGCAAAACTGGCCATTAGTGTTATCGGCAAGATAGACCCGCAGATAGGCGGTGAATTGCTGGATGAACTGCTTACCTGCGTGCAGATAGTACCCTCTGGCGGACTGGCGCGCAGTCTGGACATAGAAAGTGATATTGAGGATTTAAAAACACTGTTTGAGTTACGCAAAGAGGCTTTACTGGTGCACATCGATTTTTTAACGAACGGCAATTCCCCAGATATGAACTAACGGCGGGATTGCCTTTCCGTGAGGGTGTGCTTGCACAAACAGTGAATGTCTCTTCTTTAGCCAGTCAGGTTATTACAGCCGGACTGGCTTCTTACGTTGAGCTGGATAGTGTGCTGGGGCTTGAGGATGTACTGAATATTCTTGAGGTTTATCAGGTTTCTGAACATAACAAAATGTTGGTGAATAAGTATGACAACGAATATAGTTGAACAAATGCTTGTCGAGCTGATGCTTGATACATCTAAATTTGCTGCGCAGGCAGATAAGGCGGAAAAGAAAAATCAGGCACTAGAAAAGTCTCTGGATAAGACCGAAAAAGCCTCAAAGCAGGCTGGAAAAGCTAACGAGGAACTAGCGAAGAAATATCATTCCTCTATCGAACAGACAGCAAAATTCGGTCAGGCCATTGCAAAAGTAACTAAGGAGCTAACCGGATTTTTTGCTGTAATCATCAGCTCAACAGGGCTGTTTAAACTGGCTAATGATGCTGCGCATGCCAATATGGAAGTGTCAAAACTTTCCGGTCAGCTAGGTATGGCTACCGCGAGTATTACAGACTGGCAGAATGCGGCAGGTGCTTTCGGTGGCAGTGCGCAGGGTATGACAGCCTCTTTAACCGGCATTAAGCAGGCTATGAATGGGCTGGTTATGTTTGGTGACGCTAGCATGCTGCCTTATTTCAATGCCTTGGGCGTCAGTGTTGTTGATAATGCCGGTAAGGTTCGCAAACTGGATGATGTAATGCTTGATCTGGCTGATTCATTCCAGAAAATGCCAAAGGAACAGGCTTATACAATCGGTAAAAAAATGGGCTTTGATGACGGCACAATCAACGCCTTAATTTCTGGTCGCAAAGAGTTGCAGGAAATTCTGGATATTCAGAAAAGAATGTATCACTCAGACGGGGAAGCCATTGCCCGTAGTCGCGAATTAACCAAACAGCAAGCGATATTGAGCGCACACTGGCAAAGCATGAAGCAGTTGGTGGGTGATGCATTAACACCGATACTGCTTACTCTGATTAAGGTAGTAAACAGCTTCTTTGAGTTTCTGCAACGGCATGAAAAGGTTGTTAAAGCGGTATTCCAGACCGCAGCTATCGTAATTGGTATGCTGCTGATTCCTACCTTACTAAGTGCCGGACGTGCACTGCTGGCGTTTATTGCTCCGTTTACGCCGTTAATCCGCCTTATGGGTGCCCTTGGAATCGCGATTAATCCGGTAATTGCTGCGGTAACTGCTCTGGCAGGTGCTTTTGTACTCCTGTACGACGATTACGACACTTGGGCTAAGGGCGGTAAATCCCTGTTTGACTGGGGTGCATTCAGTGCCGGTATTAAGGACAGCAAAATGTCTGTTGATACTTTACGCGCTGCATTTGGTAATCTGGTTGATGCCGTAAAAAATAACACCATTCCTACCCTGAAAGGTTATGCTGAAATTCTGGGTAAACTGGTGCGCGGCGATTTTACCGGCGCAGCTAAGCAAGCCAAACAGATGATTGACAATTATTCTGATATTGCAACAAGCATAATTGCTGATGCAATGGGTGAAAAGAAAGAAGATGTAGCGGGCTTCATCGGTGAAAGTATGTACCGGCTGTTTCATGGCGGTAAGGATTACTTTGAGCAGAACGGGATTCAGAAACCTGTAGAGGCTAATGCGCCTGCCAAAGCAAAAAAGACAGCAGAAACAGCGCAGGCAGCAGCGGATTACGCCACCAGCCATGCTTTAAAGGCTAGCGCGGAAAAGTGTGCTGAATATGTTAATAATGCATTAAGAGCGCAAGGTATTAAAATCTGGGGACATGGACGAGATGTAGCAGGCAATTTACTTAAAACAGGGAAATTTCAAAGTATTGCCTACAATGAAAATTACACTCCTCAGAAAGGGGATGTTATGTCTATGCCGTCCTCAAGTAAATCGAAACATAACTATGGTCATGCTGCTATCTTTAACGGTAAATATTGGGTTTCAGATTTTATTCAGACTAATAAAAGAGGGAATACTGCCGCTCCTTCAGATGCTTATTTTAACGATATCAGGTCGGGAAAGATTACGCCGGTTATTGCACGTATGAAATCATCAGAAACGCCAAACCAGAAGAAAACGGCAACCAGTGTATCTGTAAAAGGAAATATGAATTATGCTCAGCAAATTTATGCATCTCTTCGTGAACATGGTTTATCCGCACAGCAAGCGAGAATAATGACTGCTGAGATTGGTCGGGAAAATTCATTTAATCCGGATTTTCTTTTTGGTTCGCATACAGACCCGAAAAATGGCGCAACAAATGTTGGGCTAATTTCTTGGCAGGGAATTCGGGCTAAAAAGCTAATTGCGGAATTAACAGCAAAGGGTTTATATAAAAACGGAAAAATAACCAGATCAAAAGCTTCGCTTGATGAAATGGTTAAGTATATGCTGTCTGAAATATCCAACAATCCCGCGTACTCCAAGACCAAAAAAGAATTTTTGGATAATCCGAATGTCGCATACGATAAAGGACACAAAATATTAGGTGATAATTATATTATCTGGCGGCAGGATGACCCAAAATACAAGAGCGGGCATGACAGACGGGATGCTTTTTTTAAACAGACCGCTAATATGGAAATGGTGTATAACGCAAATCGAATATCAAAAGGAGTTAGCCAAAGCAATCAGTTAGCTGGAGGTAATGCAGCAACACATACAGACAATAGAAAATATGTTAATGTTAATATACCAAACATGAATGTTAACACTTCATCAAATACTGTTAGTGGAAATACTGTAGCAGCGATGAAAGAAACTCAAAACTATATGTTTAACCAGCTTGGAGTATCGATGACATAACTTAGTTAAATAAATATTTTGAAATTTTTTATCAGAAAGAAAAAAATGAAAAAAATACTTTTTGTCTTATTAGGTTTATTTATTGGTGCATGTGCAAATGCGGAAAGTCCACAATTACAATTTATAAAGGGGATGTATGATTCAAATATATCTAAATTAAAAGCAGACGAAACAAAAGATAACAAATCAGATTATAGAACTATTAAAGATCATTACTCTTTTTTTTCAAAATATCTGGATGATAATATAAAAAGACTATATTCTATATATACCAAAGAAAAGAGCTTAGATGAGACACCGCTCGGACTACGCAGAGATTGTAATTATTTTTATTATCTATTTATATGGATGGGTCTATATCTAGATCCTTCTGCTAAATTAACGTTTTCTGAGCCAAGTGAAAACATGGTTCAAGTAACAGTAGGTGCAACCAAAAAGACGGATGTAGAAGGTACTGTTACTTATTTGGTAAGATGTCAAAAAGATGGTGATTGTAAAATTGCTGATATATACAAATGGGGAAATTTCTTTACACAACATCTAGCATTTAAATGTGGTCTGTTGTAATACATGTAATTACACTGTTGTTCGGGACTTATCAAATTGGATTAAGGGAAGAATTGTAGAGTATGGCTTTGTAGATGGAGTGGATTTTATTCGCTCGCCAAAATTGGCGAGCGATCTAAGTAACTCATCTAATGGGAATAATTCTAAACGAGGCGGACAAAGCAAAATTGAATACTATCTAATTTTAGATATGGCTAAAGAGCTGGCGATGGTTGAGAAAACCGAAATCGGTCGTCAGGTACGAAAATATTTTATTCAATGTGAGCGTGAGCGATTTATAGGAATACAGCATAAAGCCATCAGCCACCTAATCAGTAAAGAACAGGCAGATACAATACAACGCGCAGTAGAAGAACGCAGCCAGCGAACAGGCGAGCCGTATCAGAAAATATATGCCGGTTTGCATACCTATCTGAACATCGACAGTTACAGAGCCATGCCGGTTGAACATTACACCGCTGCTCTGAAATACTTGGAAAGCATACCGAATGCGCCTGATATGTTTAAATCTGCTGTTGTTGAAAACAATGTTTTGCGTACTATCAATGCAGACGGACGCTGGCTGGTAATTGTTAAAAATAACAGAGTTACATATGCAGAGAATATCAACGGTTATAACTGTATCAAGACTGATGTGTTTAAAAAACTGCTGATACAAACAAAGCAGCAGGCAGAGTATCTGATGGAGCTGGCAAAACGCATGAGAGTAATACACGGAGAATGTGATAGCTCAAGGTTAGATCGCCCGATTAAAGAGCTGCATCCTAAAATTATTATTTGATTGTAATCACAATAAAACCACTCTATGGAGTGGTTTTATTTATAGCAAAATATCCGGGCTTTGTGTATACTTATACTATACACTATAGAGGCAGCTATGATAAAAAGTTTTAATCACAAAGGACTTGAGCAATTTTATCGTACAGGAAGCAAGGCAGGTATTCAGGCTGCACATAGCGCTAAATTAAGGATTTTATTAACTGCTCTGGATGCGGCTGCGCAGCCTCAAGATATGAATGCGCCTAGTTGGAAATTGCACCAGTTAAAAGGTAATTTGCAGGGACATTGGGCGATTACTGTAAACGGTAATTGGCGTTTAACTTTTAAATTTAATGGAAATGACGCTGAAATAGTAGATTACCAAGATTATCATTAGGAGGTTAAGCGTATGAGTATGCACAATCCTTGCCATGCAGGTGAAGTATTAAAAGAATATTTAGGTGATACCAGCATTAGTACAGCCGCTAAACATTTAGGAGTAACGCGGGCAGCTCTGTCTAGAATCATTAACGGGAAAACCGGAATTAGTGCGGATATGGCAGTAAGGTTATCCATCTTATTGAATACCAGCCCGCAATTCTGGCTCAATATGCAGGTAAATTATGATTTATGGAAAGCTAGTCAGAAATCGCATGCCGATGTGGTTCCACTAAATACAGCATTATCCATCTAATAAATTCAAGCTGGCTCAGTTTCAGCTTTTCATACTTTTATTAAAGTGTATGCTAGAATAAAAACAATCTTGAGGAATAAATTATGGAAAATATTGAGAAAAATCTTAGTATTATAAGGTCATTAGAGACAGATATTATCAATAAAGTTTCAGCCAAAGCCGATAAGATAGTTCAGGAAACTATGCAAGAAAGGCAGTTGAGAATGAAAACGGTTAATGTAGATAAAGCCCTTAATACATTACTAAGCGATCCGGATATTCTGAACGTATTTATTCGCCTGCGTGACAAATGAATTGTGTAGATTATCTTCAACCTTATGAGGCTATTGCTATTCATGATAAAATCATTTTAGCAAGCGGAGGGATGCTGGGGCTTCGTGACGAAGGATTGTTAATTAGTGCTTTAACAATGATTCAAAACGATTTGTATTATCCATCATTTTCTTCAAAATTAGTTCATTTAATCTTTTCAATAAATAAAAATCATTGTTTTATAGATGGCAACAAACGTGCATCGATTAGCTTAGGAGCTTCATTTCTATTAAATAATGGATGGTCATCGGAGTTTGTAGCATCTTTCATTATGGCGATGGAAGAAGTGGTTGTATGGCTTGCAAATGATGAAATTAATAAAAATGATTTAAATCTAATAATAGAATGTTTATTTTTAAAATTTGGAAGCAGCAAAGATTATGTTGATGCAATGATTCAAGAGCTTCTAACTGATTTTAGAAATATGGTAAAAGATTTATCTTATTTAATTCAAATAGATAATGATATAATTACTAGCTTAAAAAAATTGAATCGCATTAATCAAATTCAAATTTATAAAGATGAAATAATTGAATCAGAAGAATGGATACGTAAGGCACAAAAAGAAATAAAAATATGGGAATTGATATTAAAATTTCTTCAAAATTAATTTATTAGTGTTTTTTCTTTTATTTTAACGGATTCAAGCCAGCCATGCGCTGGCTTTTCTATTGCAGCCTTCGGGCTGTTTTTTTATTGGAGTAGACTATGCTGCCAATTGACGGTATTCCTAACATACCAAACTTTAAAGGCTTGAATGTTGCCGGTACTAATGCCCTGATCAGTCTGGGCGGGGCAGCATTGATAAATGCCGTATTCGGTAATTACTGGGGCGTATTTAACGAGTATGGAATACCCTTTCTGCTGGCTGATAACGTTACCTCTCTTAAGTACAGTAATTCCGCCAAAATAGCACAGGCACCGGTTGAAAAAGGCTCATTCGCCTGTTACAACAAAGTCGCCAATCCGTATAAAGCCACTGTACAGCTTACCAAAGGCTCAGGAGGCACTTTAATGCGCGGCGTGTTTCTCGGACAGATTGAAACACTGGCTGCCAGTACACTGCTGTTTTACATCATTACACCTGAATATGTTTATACCAACGCCTGTATTGTCGGTTACGACACCGCGCGTGAAGCGTCAGACGGTGCGCAACTGATTAAAGTAAATCTCCATCTAGAAGAAGTGCGCGAAGTGGTAGTGAAATACGATACCGAAGAGGTAAAAAATCCTGATGATGCAAAAGAAAGCGACGGCGGAGAAAAACAGCCAGAAAAACCCGGGGAATCTTTGCTATATCAGGCAGTAAACGCTATTAAAGGGTGGTTTAAATGACAACAGTAACCATACCGCTGGATGCTAATCCTAATCAGAATATATCTTTTGTAATTAACGGCAGTCGCTGGCATATCCGGTTGTTTACGCGGCTCGGGCAGCTTTTTGCCAGCATAGAAAACGACAAAGACGGCGTACAGGTACAAAACCGCGTCTGTCTCAACGGAACGCCGATAACCAGAAATCTTGTATTCATAGATACCCATGGCGACGATAACCCGACTTACACCGGCCTGAATGGCCGGTTTGTTTTGGTATATACCGATGAAACGTAAACATATAAAAGTAACCGTTACCCTGCGGGACAAGGACAAACGGGGTGAGCAGATTGTTTTTACCGGCAACTATAACCAGATCAGTGCAACCGGCTTTCGTGTGATGTGCAACATCATGTTCGGTTACGGCTCAGTAATGCCGGTAGCGCAAATACGAATCTACGGGCTGGCATTAGAGAAAATGGCCAAACTGTTCCGTGTGCACTGGAATACGCTTGATGCACTGATGAACAGGGTAAAAGTTGAAGTCGGAGAAGAGAGTGATCAGCTGATTACTGAATTTGAGGGCAATATTACTTTTGCGACAATGGATTTTTCCGTGGCTCCCGATGTCTGTCTGGTTATTGAATCTCAGGCGGCCATTCTGGAGTACAAAAAACCGCAGCCGCCATATGAAAAAGAAGGTGAGGTGGATATTGCCGATGCAATCAAGGATATCTGCGACAGTATGGGTTATCAGCTTGAGAATAACGGCGTATCTGCAATCACCAAAAACCTGACCTTAAACGGCTCTAATCTGGATAAGCTTAAAACGCTTGAACATGATTTTGAGTTTGATATGTACATTGAGAATAACCTGATTGCGGTTACACCGAAAGGCGGCTCACGCAACATCAAAATTCCGGTCATTACGCCCGCCTCAGGATTGATCAGCTATCCGGTACCCGATATACGCGGCGTAACTTTTAAATGCCTGTACGACCCGTTATTGCGTTTCGGCGGTATCTGCAAGATACAGGACAGTCAGGTTGAAGTATGTAACGGCGAATGGCGCATATACGGCATGCATAAAAGCCTTGAATCCAATCAGCCGGACGGGAACTGGTTTTGTGATATAGCCGCAACATGGAGAGACAGCAAAGATGCAGCAATCAGCAGAATATGAAAATCTGGACAACCTGAATATCAATCATTCATTAGGCGGAGCAGCAGAATTTAACGCGGTTATTTCCAACCTGATATCGCGGGTTCAGACCGTAACCCTTGTCAAAGTGCTGGCGGTTTCAGGTACCGGTGTCAGTCCGGTGGGTGAAGTAAACGTACAGCCGCTGGTGCAGATGCTTGACGGTGCCGGTAATGTCTACTCACCAGGCAGAATATTCAGCGTTCCGTATTTCCGCTTACAGGGCGGCAGCAATGCGGTTATCTGCGATCCGGTCGCAGGCGATATCGGCTTATGTGCTTTTGCCTCACGCGACATATCCGCAGTTAAGCGCAATAAAGCCGAATCCGCACCCGGCAGCCGCCGCCAGCATGACTGGAATGACGGGCTGTATATCGGCGGATTTTTAAACGGCACACCGCAGCAGTACATCAGTTTTTCAGACAGCGGCATAGTGATTCATTCACCGACCAGTATCACGCTGGAAGCTCCATCTATCAGCATGCAAGCTTCAGCGGTAACCACTACGACAGGCAGCTATGCAGTTAATGCTTTACAGACAGCGCAGTTTACCGGTGGTGGCGGTATCAGTGCCGATGGAGATGTTAAAGCCGGTTCAGTCAGTCTGCAAAATCACACTCACAAAGGTGTAACTACTGGCAACGGCAATACAGGGAAGCCCAATTCATGAAAACGTTATTTTTAATGCCTGATACATGGGATCTAGTGCTTGATGCAGATGGCAACATTGCTGTTGCTGAAAGCACCTATCAGCAAGCGCAGGACATTGCCAGTGCCTGCCGTACCATGAAAGAAGATATGTATTTTAACCAGCAGGAGGGAATACCGTATTTAACGCGCATTCTTGGCAACGGACGCTATCCGCTGGCTTTATACCGCAAACATCTTCACGATGCCGCGCTCAGCGTCCCCGGAGTTGTCACCGCTCAGGCAGAGTTAATGCTTGACGGTGACCGGATTATCCGCGGACAGATTAAATTTACTAACAGCAATCATAAAACGGGAGTAATTGGTTTATGAGCATTCCGCAATTACAGATTACTGATAAGGGGATTATTGCACCGTCTGCAGATGAGGTAATTAGTGGCTTATGGGAGCTGTTCAGAAATGCTTTCGGGCAGGACTTGAATACAGCCATGAATACACCGCAAGGGCAGTTAGTAACTTCTCTGGCAGCCATTATTACCGATGAGCGCAATCAGATGATAACCCTGTTAAATCAGTTCGACCCGCGTTATGCGCAGGGTATCTGGCAGGACGGGTTAGGCTATATCTATTTTATGACCCGCAAGCAGGCTACGCATTCCAGTGTGATGCTGGTGCTAAATGGGCTGGCTGGGGTAACTATTCCTGCCGGTACGGTATTTAACGACGATAACGGCAATAAATGGCAGTTAACTAACGAAGCAACCATTGCCCAAGACGGTAAAGTAAGCGTGCATGCGCAGTGTGTATCTGCCGGGAATATCAATGCCGCACCCGATACCATTACCGGTATTCCTAAAGCAATTACCGGCTTAGATCGGGTAACCAACCCATATGCTGCCGTTACCGGTGTTGAAGAAGAAAGCCGTCTGGATTTTGAAAAACGCCGGCGGGCATCGGTAGCGATTAACAGCAAAAATACCAATGCCTCAACTTATGGTGCAGTGGCTGATTTAGCCGATGTTAAAGATGTGTATGTTATCGACAACCCGACAGATGAGACTATAAAGGTTGGTACTACCAATTATCCGGTCATCCGTAACAGTATTCTGGTTTCTGTAGTGGGCGGAGATGATGAAACCATTGCTCGTACCATTTTGAACAAAGCCGGCTCGGGCTGTTCTTTTAATGGCAATACAGAATGCGTGATAGCGGATACAGAAAATTTCCCCGTCAGACCGCCGACATACACCGTAAAATTTTTACGACCGGCTTTTGTGCCGGTTTTTTTTCAGGTTATTGTTGATGATCCTGATTTGCTGTCATATCAGGATAGCGAGGCTGTAAAAGCGGCCATTATTACCGGTTTTACAACCGGAGCCGCAAAGGCGGCCATAGGACAGTCAGTTATTGCTTCTAAATTTATCTGTCCGGTTGCTGCTGCTATTCCTCATTTAAGTATTGTGTCGCTGCGGGTGAGTAAGAACGGTAAAAAGTGGGCAGACATGCTGGAAATCGGCGTGGATGAATACCCGACGGCTTCGGTTTATCAGATTGAAATATCATGAAAAATATTCAAAATACATTAATGTCGCAGTATGCAAACAGTCCGGTTATCTGCAATCTGATTGAAAGCATGAATGAGTGCATAGACCCTGCCAGATCAATCAATGATTTTTACCGGCTGGCTTTTAATGTGAAAACTGCACAGAGTTTCGGGCTAGATATCTGGGGGCGGATTGTGGGCGTAAATCGTAATATCAGTATTCCACCTGATGATATTGATACTTTCGGCTTTAAAACCAGCCCGCAGGCTTTTACACCATTTAATAACCAGCCGTTCAGTGCTTCCGGAGCGCGGTTTGCTGCTTATAAATTATCGGATGAGCGTTTCCGGTTGCTTATTATGATTAAGGCGGCAGCCAATATTCTTCATGCAACGGCACCGAATATTAATAAATACCTGCGCATGATATTTCCGGAGAAGCGCGTGTATTTTTTAATTACCGGCCACATGAAAGGGCGGTATTTTTTTGAATTCATACCCAATAAATTTGAAAGGCATATTATCTATAACCTGCAATTATTACCGCGCCCGTCTGGCGTTTTAATTGATTATCGTGAATCCCCGCCCGCGGGGATTTTTGGTTTTTCCGGAACAGGTTTTCAACCATTTAACCAAGGAAGTTTCGCATGAGTAAAAATCCAGTATTAATCCCGCAGGCGTTTGCGGCTAACGGCAGTAAAAACAATATTCAAAACACAAGGCAGACTGGGCAAGATCCAGAGGATGCAACATGGAGCGACGGTTTCCCGAACGTAACCATGCAGCCGATAGAATCGGGCGGCTTGCCTCCAAAGGGGATGGACTTTAACGGTATCCTTAACGCTTTATCCGCCACTATTGTACATATGCAGAAAGGCAATCTGTTCTATTTTGATAAGCCTATTGCGATGCTTTTGGCGGGTATCAGAAAGGTGCGATATTGCTGGCTGATGATGGTACGAAAGTATTTATCTCAGTTGCAGATAAGAACACCAACAACCCTAATCAGAATCCCCAATACTGGGAGGTTATTGCCGGCATAGGGCTTAACGCTGTTTCAGCCTCAAAATTATTTGAAGGACGCAATATTGGCGGGGTTTTCTTTGACGGTACGCAGGACATAGATCTGCCCGGCGTGAATACCAGAGGTAACCAAGATACAACAGGCAATGCCGCAACTGCCACAAGGCTACAGAATGCAGTCTGTATTAATGGCATACCGTTTGACGGTAGCAAAGATATTAATGCCACGCCTGCCGGAGCTGTGCAGTTTTTCGCTATGGATACCGCACCTGTCGGCTGGTTAAAGGCTAATGGCGCAGCAGTATCACGCATATCATATGCCAGTCTGTATGCGGCTATTGGTACACGCTTCGGTGCAGGGGACGGGAAAACTACCTTTAACCTGCCGGATTTAAGAGGTGAGTTTTTACGCGCATATGATGAGGGTAGAGGCGTTGATGATGGCAGGCAGTTGGGTACCACCCAGTCAGATACAGTACAGCATATGACTGGTGAAATTGGTGATATCACTTTCGTGGGTAAGGATTATTCCAATGGTGTTTTTAGCAGAGAGAATGTGAGTACAGCAAAAATCGGAACGGTCACACCATTAACACTAAACTTTAAAGTTAAATTTGACAATGCGGAAGTAGCAAGAACATCAGCAGAAACACGACCACGCAATGTTGCACTGCTTGCCTGTATTAAAATTTAAGGAGTAATGAATGAAAGAATATTCACCAACTATTCCCGTCTGCCAGCTGGACGAAAATAACTATTTTATCGGTATGACTATAGCGGATTTAGACCCTCTTAACACGGATGGTAATTACCTGATACCTTGGCTGTGCATCATCGCTGATGAGCCTGAATTAAAAGCAGGCTATATTCCGCAATGGTTGGGCAACGTCTGGAAATATATTGAAGATCATCGCGGCGAAACCGTTTACAGCAAACAAACCGGCGAACGCATTCGCATATCTGAACTGGGAGTGCTACCGGATGATGTAACAACGCAGGCGCCATTACCCTATAGCGAATGGTTAGAAAAGGCAGAAACATGGATAGAAGTGTCTAATGCCGATGAATTGCGTCAGCTCGATAAAAGAAAAAATGCCGGTATGCTGAATCGCAGCCAGATATTAACTCAGATTGAGCTGGAGTACGGGAAAAATAAGGAAAAACTGGTGGAAATCGCTGAGCGAGAATTAACTGGTATTCATCTGATTAAAGTGCGTAATGCCATCATGGAAGCACAGACATTCACACTGGAAAATGATGATATCTGGCAGTTTTTTACTGATACCTTGGATATTGATCAGGACAGGCTGTTCCGGCTATGGGAAGAAGCTAAAAGCAACTATTAACTGATAACCGCTGAAAAGCGGTTTTTTTTATGGAGTAAATATGTCATGACAAAAGTGATTAAATGGTTTTACTGGTTACTGGACTTCCGGTTTTTACCGGACAGACTGCAAAACTGGCTGTTCGGTACCGGTATGCGAATAATCGAAGTACTGAACGGATTCGCTATGCTGGGTTTTGCGCTTGTGTTCGGCCTGCATGGTGACGAGATAATTAAGGAGGATTTATACGGCAAATTCCCGCATTTATACCCTAAGGTGTTTGTGACCATTTTAATTATGGTTGCCATCGGGCAGCTATTTACTGCCTTTTGTCATTCCAGCTGCAGCAATATTCTTTCCGGTTGTTGCCTATTGTGGTCGGCACTGATCTGGTTTGTGATATCCGGAACGTTTATCGCCGCCTATCCGCCACTGTCCACAGGCATGACCACTTATCCGCTGATTGCCATCATATGCGCACTGGCCGGCAGGAATCTGATTAAAAACACGCAACAGGCAGAAGATAAAAAAGGCGGTGAATGATGAATGAAGCATTTACACTGGCGACTTATTTTGCCCTTGCCGGTGGCTTTCTGGGCTCGCTGGTAGTGTCTGATTACCGACGCTATGGCGTCATGCTCACTGTGACATTCATCATTATAGGCATGGTTTTTTCAGCCGCAGTAACAGAGTATTTCTTTACACAGGATCACCCGTGGCTGTTTGCCGGTGCCGGTGTGTTTGCCGGAATGGCTTCTAACAAAGCAACTGCGCCAAAGCTGGCTAAAAAACTGATTAATGCTGTGTGTAACAGGGCAGAAAAGATAATCGGTGATACAGATGATAAGCAGAAATAGGGTGCCGGCTGCATGGCTTTTTTAGTCGTTTTTACAAGATAACTATTTGAATTATATAAATATTCAATCATGCCGGCTGGTCGGCTAACTTGATTCTGTTACGTAATCAAATACCATGATGCATAGGTTTGGGCACCACCCTGTTTTAGTATCTAATGTTTAAAGTGATTTGATTGTGTAACAAATTCAAGCCAGCCATGTGCTGGCTTTTTATTGCAGCCTCTGAGCTGCTTTTAAAGGACGTTTGTTTATGGCTTATTCTGCTGTTTCAGTGGCTAATTCTATTATTAAGTTAGCAAAAGACAAAGGAATTAATGATTTAACTCCTATGAAGATCCAAAAACTGATGTACTTTGCTCAGTTCTTTTATTTAAAGAACTTTGAAGATGGTGTTTTGATTGATGATAACTTTGTTCGTTGGAGATTCGGTCCTGTTATTCCTTCACTTTATTATCAATTGAGAAGTTATGGTTCTGGTGCTTTTAGGAATTATATTCGGATATTAACTCCTAAAGATGAGGCAATTGTATATATGATGTCGGATGATGATTTTATAAGTTGGTATTTTCTTAATGAGGTTTTTGATAAATTTGGCCATTTAGATGTAATTTCATTATCTGTTTTAACACACCGCAGGGATTCTTCCTGGAGCGCTAGTGCCATTGATACAGTTATAACTATAGATGATATGAAAAAATCATCTATATGAAAATTAACTACCTGTTATATATTTAAGATATAAATATAATATATTTACATCAAAAGGGGATTGAATGATTAATGCTTTGAATGGAATCAGGAAAAAGCAGCAAGCAATATCAAAAAGCACGGCGTCTCATTTGATGAAGCTGTTACAGTATTTTGGGACAAAAATGCCTTGATAATTAATGGCCCAGATCCTTCCGAAGATGAAGACCGTTTCATATTATTAGGGATGAGTGAGTATTTACGCATATTAGTGGTTATTCATTGTGAAAGAGGCGATACAATCCGTTTGATTTCTGCAAGGACTGCTACCAAGCAAGAACGCAAACAATACGAGGCACATTTATGAAAAAAGATTACGATTTTAGTCAGGCAAAACGCAATCCGTATTCTGGACAGTTAAAGAAAACAATCACTATTCGGATTGATGAAGATAGTATTACTTATTTCAAAGATATGGCTGATGAAACCGGATTACCGTATCAGGTTTTAATGAATATGTATTTAAAAGATTGTGCCGAAAATAAGCGTAAGCTTGATATTAAATGGACTAAGTGAATTTTTGGGAATTGAATAAGCTGCCAGTAGGCAGCTTTTTTATGGCAAAAAAATACCCTCAAGACGGAGGAGTTTTTGAGGGCTTTAAATTAATTAAAGGGGATTAAATTTAATAATACATTAATAAATGTAAATAGTCTATACATAGCAGCCGTTCTGACTGCTTTTTTTATTTATGAAAGGTTTGATATGTACAAATTAGGCAGTCGTTCTCTGAACAATTTACGCGACGTTGATGCCAATCTGGTTAAGGTCGTTAAGCGAGCCATTGAAATCTCTAAGCAGGATTTTACCGTTATTGAGGAGAAAAGAAGTAAGGAACAGTGTTTCATCAATTACGGTAAAGGGCGTACAGCTAATGAATGCGTGAAAAAGGGAGTTGATCCGAAATACGCGCGGCCGAATGAAAAAAAAGTGACTTGGGTAAGTACACCGCTGGTGAGTAAGCACGTAACAAGGCGCGCGGTGGTTATTTATCCGTACCCTATCAATAAGAAAGATAACGACCCGAAGATTCGCTGCAATTAATGAAGCCATGCAACAGGCAGCCAAGGAGCTGGGCGAAAAAAATCAACTGGGGCGGCAACATTTATCAAGGTATTGCCATTTAATATGTGCGAATTTTGATGTCCTCCACACTATAAATGACTAGGTTTTCGGCTATTTAGATAAAATAGCAATTTAATGTAATAATCTCTCTCTTTTTCTTTTCTTGCAATTTAAAACATAAATTTATGTTATAGCAAAACTGACCACCAAAATATTTTTCCAATAACAGTAATTGCTCCTGTATCAACCTCTTCATCAGGATATGAGTTAGAATTATAACTTTGTATCAGAATTTTGTTGCCAGGTCGTCTTTTTAGGATTTTGATACATAATAAACCGTCATGATTAATTGCGTATAATTTACCATCTTTAATCTGAGTATTACTCGTATTGATTCCAACAATTGCTCCATCTGGAATAGCTGGTTCCATACTATCATTATCAGCCACAATACATACTAAACATCTTAGATCAATACCTTTTTGATTTAACATTGTTCGTGAAAAGCGCATTTTCATATTATTAAAATTTTGTATATCTGATACAAATCCGTTACCTGCGCTTAAAATATTATCCGTATAAAAAGGAACTTCAATCTCATCATTCCCCAATGGGCATGATTCGTCATATATATATCTGGGTGCTCCTAGATGAAAGGCATTTGATTGATTAATTTTGATTTTATTGTCTTCTTCTTTAGCTAACCAACCTGATGGTAGATTTAAAGTTCGTTCTATATGTAAAGCCAAAACGTCGCCAACAGCCCTGCGATTAGTTACCCATTGATTAACTTGAGCTGGAGATCTTTTAATTGCCTCTGCAAATTTTACTTGGCTTCCGTTTAATGAATTATTTATTAAATACAATATTTTATCTCGTATATCCATTTTTAAATCCTAATATTAGAGTTGTGAATTATAGTTAATTGTAAAATCTATTGTTTACCTAGAAATTGATCAGCTGTGTAACATTTAGAATTAATTAGTTTTTCTGCCAAGTTTATTATGGTTGCTTGGAATGTATACTATAGAGATTTAAATGTCCTTCAAACAAAAAACACCGGTAAACAGCTGCCGGTATTTACATGCAAAAATACTGTGTTAATACGGCTGAAATCATTTAAATAATGAAAATAAACTGTTAATTTAAATTATATATCAAAAAAATCTAAAGGTAATGCTTTCCAAAATTTACCGTGAATTATTAATCGATCTAAATCATCTGGTGCAATATCAAAATCTGTATATGAATAAAGTTTATTATCAGATATTACATTGATTACCCCCGATTTCCCTCTTGCTAGTCTTTTAATATAGGTATAACCATAAATGTTATAAGATAAACTCCGTTATCTTGAAATTTATCTATATCAGTTTTAATGAATGTTATGGAGCGTCTGGGTATAGTAGATTCCATTAAATCCCCGTCAGGAGGCATAAGCTGGACACTTTGTAAATTTGTTGTGTCCAATAGCTTTATAATAGCATCGTTAGGAATCTCAACTGTCCTAAGAAGTACTGTACTGGAAATTCAGGAATTATGGTTCCTTGACCGCAAAAAGCACTCCTATCATATAATTTCAGGATTGTAGAATTGCTATTTACTGTTTCCAATGTGCTTGATTTTTGAGCTAATGAGTCAGTGTCATTTGTTTTATATTTTGGACCTGTTCCATCTGCTAACCATTGAGCTGAAAAAGCTGTATTTTTTGACAGTTCTAACAAAGGTTTTTTACCAAGCCTGTATCACCATTAAACCATTGATTAACCAATTCTTTACTAAACTCAGCAAGATTGGCTAGTTCGATTTGTTTGCTGAGCCCACACTCAGCCATTAATTCTATTAAACGATCTCTTAGTGTACTAGGCATTTTATTTGTAATAAATATCGATAGAAAGTTTTATTATAATTTATTCTTAAATAGATCTACGCATTAAGCTAAAACAGACCACCAAAACACCCTACCAATTATATGTATTTCTTCCCGATTGACTTCTTCGTCCTTATATTCTGAAGAATTAAAACTTTGGATCAATAATTTGTTTCCTGGGCGTCTTTTTAAAATATTTATACGCAGTAATCCATTATGATTTATTGCATATATTTTGCCATCTCGAATATCTTTATCATCTGTATTGATCCCGATAGTACTGCTATCTGGAATAACAGGATACATACTATTGCCATTTGCTGTAACGCACACAACGGATTCTGGATTAATGCCGTGCTTTGCAAAAATAGAACGCGCAAAACAAAGTTTATATATATTGTAATCTTTGATGTATTCTGCAAAATCATTACTTGTCGAAAAACTAATTTCCTTATAAAACGGTACTTCTATTTCAACGTCACCTGAAGGTTTAGAATAGCCCCAGATTTCTAGAGTGCCGAGATACACAGAATTTGATTTTGAATTTTTTTGGTGATCTTGATCCATCCATCCCTTAGGTTTATTCATGGCTTCTTCTAATTTTGAAGCCATATTTGATCCGATATTTTTTGCTTTGCCATTTTGAACAGGTGTGCGATTAATTATTTGATATAAGTAACTAGACTGTTTATATCCTGCTCTTTTAGCTAGTTGCGTTACACCTCCAGCTTCTTTGACTAATAGGTTTAAATTTTCAAGTCTTATTTTAGATGTAATTTTCATAACTTATCCTAAATAATTTCCAAAACACAATTCTAGTTGTGACTTTTTATTTTCACTAGTTTTTTATTAAAATTTTATCAATATATTCAAAAGACAAAAGGAGCGCTTTTATAGCGGTTTAATTATCAGGGATTGTCGTGTTTTATTTGCTTTAATAACTAAAAAAAACCGGTTAACCGAGGCTTTATAATTAAAAGTAAATCAGTTAACAATATCATTTTCTAAATATGTCTTGTTAAGAGACGATATTGAATTAAATTTATACAGCATTATAGTGATAAGGAATGATCGCAAAAAGAATTTACTCAAGTGATTTAGTAAATTAATTGATTAAAGATTGATATTGCTATAGAAAAGATTCATTTGATCGATTTCTTCAGATTAAGAAAGGGATGAGATAGTTCTGAAGAAAAGAAACTAGTAGTATGAAAATCGTAATAGTTGTTGAGTGACATTTCCTAAGGATAAATTCAGATGATTATTGAAGATTTAAATATAAACTGGAAAGCAGATGGCTTATCAACATATGATTGGCCTGCAATGGATAAAAATGGAAAAATTGCAATAATGGTGAATAGATATTGGGGAGATTTACCTAAAGCTTTATTATCCAATGATAATGCAAAATCATTACTAAACCCTTTTTTTGAACACATCTATGAAGGTCTGGATGAGTATAGTCAGTATTCATACAACAAACATGGACAAACTATGTTGGATTTATATAGTAATAAATATACGGATTTAAAAAAGAGAAAAGATGTTGAAAAGTTAGTAGCAAAGTTATCTAAGCAGAAGGTACTTTTAGATGAGGGACTATCTGCGAAAAAGGGTGTGTTTGTATATTATGGATTTCTTGATTATGAGGAAAATTATTTTTTAGTTGATTATATAGGAAAAATTAAAACTGGGGATTATTATAGATCTTACCTTCCAACAATCTATGCTTCAATCGAAGATTTACCGAAAGAGTTGTGGCCAGTAATCGTCGTATCTGATACAGTGGATTTTACAAAAGATAGAATATTCGATAATGATAAAATTAGTGAGTATTTTCCCAGAATGTTTAGCTAAAATATAGTTTAATTAAAAGCTCAGCTTATACTGGGTTTTAATAGTTTAAAAAATCTGGAAAAATTATTAGTATTTAAAGGAACTGAAAACTTTTAGGAAGTAAAATATTATCGTAAAAAAAACATGTGCTAAGGAAGTCTGTAAAGTAACATTGATTCTTTAAATATTTAAAGAGTATTAGAAAATGGTAGCTGGACAAGGCAAGAATACCCACTAAGTATGTCTGGACGATTCCCAAAAAGGTAAAAATAATGGATAAAAGAGAAATTTATATAGAGATGCTTTATTGGGCATTACCTTATATTAGAAATCTTCAAACTCATGGTATGCTTAAAAAAGCTTTGGATAAATCCTGCTGTTTAGAAGCTCAACTGGTACATAATTTGCCATTAAAACTTTTGAATTCAGATTTTAATGAATCTGATGTGCATTTTTTGAATTATCAGGCTAAATATTATTTTGAAAATTGTAATAATAGAATATCACCAAACTATAATATACATATTGAATGTATTAAAAAATTATTTAAATTAGTTCCCGATGAATTAAAAGGAATACTTGAATGAAGTGGTCCTTAATTCTTAAAAAAAAATTAAGCATTTAATAAAGCTAATATAAAGTCCCTGTTCTTAAACAGGGACTTTTTTACCATGAGTGATATACAAAAATTTATTTAAATTCCAGTTTTGCTAAAAAATTATTTTGCTAGGCTTATTCCTTTCAAAGCAAAGCAATATTTTTTTAGATATATATTACTCATAATTTTATAAATCTATCTTCTAAAATTATAATGTCTACACGAAATAAGATAAACAAATTCAGCTAATCACATAAATGGTTATATAAACCAATATGACTAAACATACGAAATTTTTTCCCTATAGATACTTGGATATAAATTTTATTACTGTGCCTATTTTAATATTTTGAATTGCAAATAAAATGTTATGTAGTAGGAATAAGTTAAAGCATATTAACTGGTATATGGAAAAAAATGAAATAAAATTTAGATAAAAGAAATATAGCTACTTTTGATGTGCTAACTAAAGCTTATTGATAATAGTAGGAATAAAAATGTTAAAATAAATAATTCTTATTGCCGAAAAGCAATATCTGAATCACTTGAACCAGTTTAAAATAAAAGTTAGGGCAATTCTAAAAGTGCAAAAGATAATTATTTAAATAAAAGGATTATGTACATAAATTGGTAGTTAGAAAAAAATAGTTGAAATAGTAAATAAATATACATAAATTTATGAATATTCAGGCATGGTGGAACTGAAAATGATATTCTAAATGGATATTACTGATAGGATAATAAAATGTTACAAACTGAATTGATTATTGAATTTATAATATGCGGACCAGATTTTAATCCAGATAGTGTAACCAAATTACTTGAAATTTCGCCGACAAAATATACTATCAGGGGAAGTATGAAAAATTCAAATATAACCCGGCTATAGAAACCTATAGATTTTGTATTCACAATTTATGGTCATGTATATAAGAATGAACAGCGATCAGATATATATTTGAAAAAAAATACGTTAGATTTCATAGCTGATTTAGGTAGTAAATTAACGATGGATATCGAATTTTGGTAAATAGATATACCAATATATATAAATTATTTAGTAAGCAAGATTTAATGAATTATATTGCAGATATAATTGCAAAATTAGATAGAATTAATTCCGCTTTTATTAGATCATTTTTTTCTATTCTGTTAGATAGTGACGATAAAGAAGTTATTCAGTATATTTCGTCGATTATCAATAGTAATAAGTTAGTAAATAAATTATCTGATAAGGAGTTAACTCTATTGAAAAGACAAATTTTGTAAATTCTTTATTTTTAATAAAGTATGTTTTTTGTATAATAAAGTATAATACAATGTTGATTACACAAAAAAGTAATTGTTAATTTATGAGGAGTAATAAAGTAATGAGTGCCTTTGATGAAGAGATTGAAATTGAAATTGATGAGAAAATCAAAAAAAGTAATAATTTTGGATATGATTTAAAACAATATTTAGATAATCTTCCAGAAAAACAATTAAGAAGAGCTATATATATTTTATCAAGACACTATTATCATATGGATGTTTCATCAGAAGAAATCTTTAAATTTATAGTTTATATGTTTTCTGATGATAAAATAATATCCCAAGTTACTTTTGATAATTTTGCTTATTATTTTGTATCGATGAGAGATTTTAATAGTGCTCAAAAATATAAATTGAAAAATATAGTAATGGAAAAAATGGAGATTCTATGCAGAAATTCCGTTGACCCTTATAATATGAACACTTTATTAAATCATTTATTTAGTAAGCAAGATTTGATGGATTATATTGCAGATCTAATTGAAAAATTAAATAGAATTAATTCTGATTTTATTACATCATTTTTCTCGATCTTATTTTATAATGACTATAAAGAAGTTATTCAGTATATTTCGTCGATTATCAATAGTAATAAGTTAGTAAATAAACTATCTGATGAGGAGTTAACTCTATTGAAAAGACAAATTTTGTAA